AACCCAGACAGTCCTACTGCGCCTTCTGCCACTGGTAGTAATGCCGTGGCTATCGGGCCAAATTCAACAAGCAGTGCAAGTCAAAGTATTGCTATCGGTAGTGGTACTGTTGCAAGTCACGCCTTTGCTGTTGCTATCGGATACAACGCTCAAGCTAATACAGCGTTCGGGGCAACAGCCTTAACAAAGAGCTATGCCAGTGGTCAGTATTCTTTTGCAGCGGCTATAGACAACAACACAAGTTCCTATGGGGCTACTGGTGATCACTCTGTGGCGATAGGTCCAAATGCAAAAGCATCTGGATATGGTTCACTTTCTTTAGGCAAACAAAATACAGCATCTGCAAGTTATTCAACAGTAGTAGGTAGTTACGTTAGCACGGCATCAGCAAATTATTCTGGTGTTTTTGGTGGACGTACAAACACAGCAAGTTCTACTTATGCAACAGTAGTGGGTGGCACTACTAACGTAGCGTCAGGACAATATTCCGCTGTTATAGGAGGATTTGATACACAAGCTACAGGCACATATTCTTTTGCTTCTGGTGGTGAGGCTGTTTCTGCTCAGATTGGTAAAGTTGCAAGAGCATCTGGAAAATTTGCAGCAAGAGGAGATGCCCAAGGCGGTCAGTTTGTTTTGAGGTCTGATACTACTGACGCAACGGCTGAAGCTATGACTACTAATAACAGCACCGCTGGAAGCACTAACCAAATCGTAGCCGCATCAGACACCTGTATTACATTCCACGGCACCATCACTGCGATGCAAAACGGGGCGCAAGCCTATGGTGGTTGGGAGATTAAAGGTATGTTGGTTAATGATGGCGGCACCACAAGTTTAGCCCTTGGTAACGTGTCTGATATGGCTGCTACAAACGCCTCTAGCTGGGCGGTGGCATTAAGTGCAGACAACACGAACAACGCTTTAAAAATACAAGTTACAGGCGAGGCTAGTCATAACATTCGTTGGGTAGCTAACGTACAAACAGCGGAGGTCACATACGCTTAAATGGGACAGATAGAAATTAATCACACAGGGTCTGGTGGGGGTGTTGTCCTTAGTTCTGACGGCACTGATCTTTTACTAGGTGGTAGTGCTGTTGGGGGTGATCCAGCGTTATATAGAGACAACGCTTCTGGTGCAACTACTCCTGTGGCTAGTGCTAACAACTCCGTAGCGATAGGGGACGAAAGCACCGCTAGTGGCGTAAATTCTTTTTCGTTTGGTCAAAAATCAGTCGCAAGTGGCATTGACAGTGTTGCGATGGGCTATCAGGCTTTGGCTAATTCTCTCCAAGCTGTTGCTATGGGGTCATATTCAAGAGGCTACGGCACAGCGGCAGTTTCGCTAGGTAAATCCTACGCCTCTGGTGAAGACAGTTTCGCAGCAACTATAGATAACAACTCAAGTAGCTACGGGGCTACTGGCACTGGCGCTATTGCGATGGGCTATCAAGCAAAAGCGACCACTCAAAACTCTATAGCTATTGGAGGGGAAACTGTTGCGAGTGGTTTTGATAATAGCATTTGTATTGGGTGGCAAAGCACTGCGACTAGTAGTCGTGGTGCGGCGGTTATTGGGGGCCGTGCTAATAATTCCAGTGGCGATTATTCAACGGTTCTTGGGGGTCAGAATAATACAGCTTCTGGCGATCATAGCGTTGCGATGGGTGATGGCAGCACAGCATCACATAATAATTCGGTTTCTATCGGTGATAGCGTACAATCAACAGCCGTAAATCAAATTAATCTAGGCGGTACAGCGGATACTGTACGAATTTCAGAAACGTACACGCTTCCTACGGCTGACGGTAGTGCTAACCAAGTTCTTACCACAAACGGTTCTGGAGTGGTTTCTTTCGCAGCGGCTGGCGGTGGTGCTTCTCCCTCTGCTGATCTTTATATTGCTAATCCTAGTTCTGCTACAAACCCTACGGCTGCAGGGGCTAATGGGGTAGCCATAGGAGATGGTGCCGCAGCGGGTGGTTCTGGGTCTATTTCTATTGGGAAAGGCAGTGCTGCCTCTGCACTAGAGTCCACTGCAATAGGACAGCAAAGTACGGCATCGGGCGTTAGCTCAATGGCTGCAGGGTATAATTCTGTTTCATCTGCAGCACAGGCAATATCAGGGCCAGCCAGCCTTGCTTCGGGTTCAAATAGTGTAGGATTTGGTATTGGCACCAACTCAGCAAGCTACGGGGCTAGTGGCACTAGCAGTATTGCTATGGGAGCGTCATCAAAGGCTTCTAACTCCTATGCTGTAGCAATAGGTTGGGCGCAAACAGCTTCAGGAAGCCAATCCGTTATTTTAGGGGGAAATTCTTCTACCGCTTCAGGGTACAATAGTTTTGCGTTGGGGCGTTTGATTACCTCTTCTAATACTTATTCTATTGGAATGGGCAACGAATGCACAGCATCCCAAGAGGCGTCTATTGCACTAGGTCAGGGTGCGTCATCAGCAGTTCACGGAAAACTAGCGCACAGCGGTAAAAAATTTAATGCTATTGGCGATGCTCAAGGTGGTACATTTGTTTTACTTTCTGACACCACAGATGCCACGGCTGAGGCTATGACAACTAACAATTCTACAGCCGCAGCAACAAATCAAATTGTAGCTGCTACGGATACGTGCATCACCTTTAGTGGCACAGTCGTTGCTATGCAAAATGGCGCTCAAGCATACGGTAGCTGGGAGATTAAAGGGCTTTTAGTCAATGATGGCGGGACTACAACAGTACCTACCAGCGCAATCACGGTCATAAATAATTCAAGTTCGTGGGGCCTAGCTTTAAGTGCCGACAACACAAATAATGCATTGGCTGTTACCGTAACGGGCGAAGCATCACACAATATCAGGTGGGTGGCGAACATCCAAACAGCGGAAGTCACTTATGCTTAAAGGAGCAAGATAATGGCTATTACACACAACATTACGCAAGCTAGTTCCCAATACGGGATAAAATTTGACGGGGCGTATTATCGCATTGTCACGGCATCAGTCACACGGCAACGCGGGTCTGACCCTAAATTTAGCGTAATGATCGACCTTAGTGCTTACGCCACCTCATCACCATCCAACGATACTCGCGAGGTGGATTTTAAGCGTTACCATGCGACCTTGGACGCTGTAGAAGCGGCATCTGGTGCTACGTTTTTAGCCAAATGCTATGCTTGGGTAATGGCGCAGAGCGATATGTCGGGTAGTAGCGCAGCCTAGGAGAACAATATGAGCCTTACGATTAACCATCAGACAAATGATATATCAGCGACCAGCGGTTCTGTAACTTTAGATGGCGCGGGTATTAATCCATATACCGCATTATCAACCGCAGCCACTGGGTACATCACCCTAGTCGGCGGTTTGATTATTCAATGGGGGAAAAGTGGCTACATTGGTACAGGTGGTACAAGCTCTGTTAGCTTTGCCACAACTTTTCCAAACGCCTGTAGAACCGTAGCCATGTCTCCACACGCCGCAGCTACTAGCAACAGCTTTAGTTGGGCGTCAGGGGCACCTTCTACATCAGGCGTGACCTTTTACTCTAGGGGTGGGGTGCCTGCCACTGGGGTCTACTACATAGCAATAGGATACTAAGTTTTGAAATATTATGCTCACATAGGTCCCAACAATCGTCTTCTAGGTTATTATACTGATGACCTACATGATACTATACCTACACCGAACATTGAGTTGACACACGAGCAATGGCTGACTTCTCTTAATAACAACTACAATGTAATTAATTCTGACGGTTCTGGTTCAGTAGTAGATTTTTCAACGGATGAAGAAAAAGCATCTAGGATTAGAGGTGCAAGGAACGCTGAATTAGCTGCTACTGATTGGCGTGCCTCAACCGACGTTACAATGTCAACCGAGTGGCGCACGTACCGACAGGCACTGCGTGATGTACCTTCACAAGCTGGCTTCCCAAGCAGCGTTACGTGGCCCACGGAACCTAGCTAGTGCTTGGTTTTTCCCCCCTCGCTGGAGCGCCTCTTGCTAGTTCTGGCAGTGTTTCTGCATCAGTTGCTGTTACGGGGGTTGCTGTTACGGGGGCGGTTGGCTCTGTCACTACTACAAGCGCGACTGACATATCCGTAACAGGTGTTGGAGCAACAGGCGGTGTTGGTTCTGTAACCATAACGGGTTTTGCAACTGTCACTATCACGGGTGTCTCTGGCACAGGTGAAGTAGGCGGAGTGGCATCTTCTACCGACTTAGATGTAGGTGTTACAGGCATTGCTGCCACGGGGTCTGTAGGTTCCTCGTCCATTACAAGTGAATCCAATCTTTCTGTTACGGGCGTGTCAGGGACAGGCTCTGCTGGTTCTGTAACCACAGAATTTAGACAGCATGTTACAGGAGTTGCAGGAACGGGCGCAGTAGGAAGCGCATCTACCACAAGTAGCTCAGTTATATCAGTTACAGGTGTAGCGGGGACAGGCGCAGTAGGGAGCGTATCCCTTAACACTAATTCCAGAATTCCCGCTATAATGGGAGAAGCCCTTATAGCGTTTACTGACGGTCTTTTTGTGGGTGGCGGCGGTGTTAGTGGTGACGCAAATGTTTCTGTAACGGGAGTTTCATCCACGGGTGTGGTTGGTTCCGCAACGACTACTTCTTCAGCCGATATATCGGTTACAGGTGTTGCGGCTACGAGTGCGGTTGGTTCTTTATCTACTAAAGTTGACAACCCTGTATCAGTTACAGGCGTAGCAGCTACAGGAAGTATTGGCACCACTTCAATTACTGCAGACAGCAATCTATCAGTTACAGGCGTTTCTGGTACAGGTGCGATAGGATCGCCTACAGTTACCGTTGATGTAGATGTATCCGTCACAGGCGTTTCTTCCACCACTTCTGTTGGTTCAATAGCCTCTAAAGTTGACAACCCCGTTTCTGTCACGGGCGTTTCTGGCACGGCAGGAGTGGGTAGTGTTTTAGTTTGGTCAAGAATACAACCCAATCAAACTTCTAACTTCTCAAACATAAACCCATCACAAACCCCGTCTTGGACGAATATCGCTGCTTAGGTTCAATTGAACCAAACCGTATAGTTGATTAAATGACTTAGCATGGGTATAGTTCAAACATATTTATAGTTGAGGTCACGGCATGGCTACATATACCGCATCTAACGCGATTAAAAAAATAACTACGGGGGATGAATCTGGTTCGTGGGGCAGCAGCACCAACAACAACTTTGATATCATAGACCGTGCCGCAAACGGTTTTGTTTCTATTGCTTTGTCCAGTACTTCGTACACTTTGGCGTTATCAACTACGGCTGTTTTGTCTAATGGGCATTACAAAGCAATAAAGTTTACTGGAACTCTGGGTGGGACTTGTACGGTTACATTAGAGCAAAATGACAAAGCTAGAATGTATATGATCCTTAATAGCACAAATCAAAGCCTGTCCATTACGCAGGGGGCTGGAGCCAATGTCACTATTATTGCTGGAAAATCAGCTATTATTTTAGCTGACGGTGCGGGATCAGGTGCGGCGGTTACAGACTTTACTGCGCTTGTTAGTATTTCAGAATTGGACGGCATTACTGCGGGGACGGTAACCGCTAGTAAATCAGTTGTCGTTGATGCCAACAAAGACATTACGGGCTTTAGAAATATTACAGCTACGGGAGAGTTGGACGCTGTTACATTAGACATATCGGGCGATGCGGATATTGATGGCACCACTAATTTAGACATAGTCAATATTGCTGAAACTACAACTATAGCAACGGATAATAAAATACAGTTTAGAGATACGGGTCTGTACATTAATTCTAGTGCGGATGGTCAGCTTGATATCGTTGCAGACACTGAAATTCAAATCGCGGCAACAACGATAGACATTAATGGTGCCGTGGTTTTAAATGGCGCAATTACAGGGGCTACGGACATTACATTGTCAGGTGAGCTAGATGCCGCAACATTAGATATATCGGGTAATGCAGATATAGACGGCACCCTTGAAACGGATGCTTTATCTATAGATGGTACGACAGTCACTAGCACAGCGGCTGAGTTAAACATTATGGACGGTGATACGTCTGCCTCAGATGTGACTATTGTAGACGCAGACCAGTTTGTCTTAAATGATGAAGGCACTATGAAGCAAGTTGCTGCTACTAAAATAGCAGACTATGCTGCAGCTAGCACCACTTTAGGAGCCGTAGGAACTTATTCTTTCTTGATGTATACCGCAACAGGTCAAAACGACTACATAACCGCTGGAACGTCATATTCTGGAAGTGTGTTGACATACGCTGGTGTGTCCCGATCTTATGGTAATGCTATAATCATCTCTCCAAGTGGATCACCTTCTGGAACGTGGAGGTCGATGGGTTATGTTGGTGCGGCATTTCTTGGCTTTAACAATAGAGCAACTTTATTTGTGAGGATTTCCTAGTGACTGCTACAATCACACAGGTGCGTAAGGCACAATCACTTAACTCTGATAATACTCGGATGGATGTGGAAATTAATCATCCCACTTACGGTTGGATACCGTACACCTTAGACCCTTCCGATACTGACACTACTGTTGATAACAACGCAGTAATGTCTTTAATCGGTACAGATTTCACATCTTACGTTGCACCAACTCAGGCAGAATTAGACGCAGTAACAGCACTACAGGTTCGTTCTGATCGTGACTACAAGTTACTTACAGAGGTTGACCCATTAGTTTCTAACCCTTTGCGTTGGGCAGAACTGACCTCTAATAAGCAGACAGAGTGGTCACAATACAGAACTGACCTATTAAATTTACCACAGCAGTCAGGTTTTCCTAATGCAATCACTTGGCCTGTAAAGCCAAATTAGGACATATACAAAGATGCCTCTTTTAGACCTTAAATTTAAAGCTGGAATAAACAAAGAAATCACGCCGTATTCTGAAGGAAACGGTTGGGTTGATTGTGATAAGATACGTTTTCGCTTTGGTTATCCTGAAAAGTTAAATGGTTGGGAAAAAAACTCAAACGAAGCCTTCTTAGGTCAATGCCGTGGAATGCATGAGTTTGTAGCGTTGAGTGGCGAAAAGTTTTTAGGCCTTGGGACAGAATTAAAGTTTTACATTAAAGAGGGTGTTGACTTTAAAGACATCACTCCAATCAAACAAGTCACTTCTGCGGGAGATGTCACCTTTTCTGCATCAAACGGATCACCTGTAATTACTGTATCAGACACAAGTCACGGGTGTGTAGCAAATGATTTTGTAACCTTTTCTGGTGCCGCCTCTTTGGGCGGGAACATTACAGCAAATGTTCTCAACCAAGAGTATCAGGTTACAGAAGTTGTAGATGGGAACACTTACAAAATATCAGCTAGAACCGTTAGCACTATACCAAGTGTTACGGCCTCAGGGGGAATAAGTGCCACGGCAGTAAATGCTACAGGTAGCGACACAGGTAACGGTGGTGGCAGTGTTGTTGGTACTTATCAAATTGGCACGGCTTTAAATAGTTCGGTCTTTGGCACGGGTTGGGGCGCGGGAGTTTGGGGTGGCATCACTACGGGCGCTCTTACTACAATTTTAAATGAGGGAGGTACGCTTTCAGATAGTGATACAACCATCACCGTGGCTAACGCTACGGGTATTGTAGCCAGTGACATTGTTTTAATAGATGACGAACTTATTCTGGTGGGCGGTATAAGTTCCAACGATTTAACAGGATGTACCAGAGGACATAAAGGCACCACCGCCACAACACATGCAAACGGTTCTGCTGTTAGACTTGCATCGGGAAATGCAGATACATCGGATGATTTTTCTGGTTGGGGTTTAGCTCTTGTTTCAGGAACAGTCACGCCCTCTGCAAACTTACGAATTTGGACACAAGACAACTTTGGCGAAGACCTGTTGTTAAACGAAAGAAACGGCAGAATTTATTACTGGGACAAGACAAATGGTGTAAATACACGGGCTAAATTCTTAACAGATAGCAGCTTAGGACTCGGCACACGGACCTCAGTTCCTACTATAGCTACACAAGTTCTTTTATCTGACAGAGACAGGCATGTAATTGCGTTTGGCGCGGATGGCCTTGGGGCCACCTCATCTGCAACAGATGGTGATGGCATTCAAGACCCATTATTAATTAGGTTTAGTAGTCAGGAAAATCCTGTTGATTGGTATCCCACCTCTATAAGTACAGCGGGTGATTTGCGTATCAGTTCTGGTTCTAAAATAATTCAAGCCGTTGAGACAAGACAACAGATATTAGTGTTTACGGATGTTTCAATTCACGCAATGCAGTTCCTTGGACCACCGTTTACGTTTGGTATAAATTTAATCTCTGAAAACATAACTATCTCTAGTCCGAAATCTGCAGTTGCGGTAGACGATGCAGTCTTTTGGATGGGATCAGCAGAGTTTTATGAATTTAATGGTGCTGTTCAAAGAATACCATGTACTGTCAGAGACTATGTATTTAATGACATCAACACATCTCAATCTGACAAGATTGTTGCAGGAGCCAATGTGTCTTTTTCGGAAGTTTGGTGGTTCTACCCATCTTCTAATTCTAACGAAAACAATAGGTATGTAGTTTATAATTACCTTGAGAAAATATGGTTTATAGGAAATCTATCTAGAACTGCTTGGTTGGATCGTGGCATATCTTCTTTGCCTCTCGCGGCGGGAGATAATAACTTTTTGTATAATCAAGAGGTGGGCGCGCAAGATGACGGGTCAGCCATGACATCATTTATTGAGTCTGGTGATATGTCCATTACAGACGGCAATCAGTTTTCTTTTATTAATAGGGTTATACCAGACATTAATTTCAGAGAAACGGTAGATACATCTTCTTTGAATTTTATAATAGATACTAAAAACTTTCCCGGTCAAGTGGATCAAAGCTCATCAACGAATACTGTGTCAAAGACATCCAGCACACCCGTAGATCAATACACGAACCAGTATTTTACACGGTTAAGAGGGCGTAGCTTTACACTTAAAATACAGTCTACGGATGCAAACGTTCTTTGGAGATTGGGCGTACCTCGCGTAGATATTAGACCTGATGGGAGAAGATAATGGCTGCTAACACCCCCGTACCATTCTTTCCGATACCACCTCAAGAATATAGTAGATCGTATTTAAACGAGGTAGTACGTTCTTTCTCTGTTTTTTTAAATCAGTTCAATAATACTCAACAAGTGGCAGACGATGATACGACTGCCCTAAGCTGGTTTATGGGCTAATGGCTAACGCATATATAAACGCAAAAGTGGACCTAACGACCACAGGTGAAACCACGTTGTACACTTGTGGTCAGTTCACCACTGCAATTGTAAAATCTATTATTGTATCGGATGATAGCAACAATCCTGACACCCTGACACTAACAATAACTAGTGGTGCAAGTGTTTTTAATTTATACAAAGACAAGGCCGTTGGGGCCAAAGGTACGGTTGAGTTGTTGACAGCGCCGTTAGTAGTACAGGCAGATGAAATATTAAAAGTCACGGCAGCAACAGCAAACAGGTTGCATGTTGTCGCTAGTATTTTAGAGATAACCTAATGGGACGCGATGATAAACTTATAGAACTGGAAAAAGACATGATTGCTTTGCAAACAGAAGTTAAAATACAGTTCAAAGAATTATTTACTAGAGTTAAGCGACTAGAAACAACTTTAATAGCAGCGTCTGGTGCTATTATATTAATGTTAGTGACTATACTAATCAAAATGGGGTAGGTTAAGTTTAGGTTCAATTGAACCAAACTAAGCTTGGTTTAAAAAATGATAGACCCTGTCACAGCATTTGCAGCCGCCAACGCCGCATTTAAAGGCGTTAAAGTACTGGTCGGTGCTGGAAGGGAGATGCAAGACGTTAGTAAACAGCTTGGTGCTTGGTATGGGGCTGTTGCAGACATTACTAGAGCTGAGTCTCAACGCAAAAAGCCGACATGGCTAGATAAGATATCTCACGGCACTGACAACATAGAGCAAGAAGCTATGGACATTGTCATCCGAAAGAAAACTTTGCTTGAAAAGGAAAAAGAGATTAAGTTCATGTTAGACTACAGATTTGGTTTAGGCACATACGATGAGATGCTTGGTATGCGTAGGCAAATCCGTAAAGAAAGAGAAGAAACTGTATACAGAGCTATGGAAGCAAAAAGACAAATACAAAGCAATATAGCGATAGCTACTTTATGCTTTGCTATAATTGGTACTTTAGGTGGTGGAATTTATCTACTTGTGTTGGTTGCTCAATGATAAATGCTTTAATATTGTCTGTAACACTAACAGGAGTTGCTAATCCAACTTACGTTCAGTGTCATCTATGGAAGAGGTTTACAGACGTAAATGGTCAAAAAATTTGTGTATATAGATTTACAGCAGGTTTTGGCGGCTTAGGATATCATTATCCAACTAAAAGCTTTTCTGAATGTCCAAAGGTCTTTAGCTGTATCTATCAAAAGAAAGACAAGCGACCAAGTTTGTCTGAAATATTAGACGGCCTTAAAGGAGGTTTCTGATGAAAGTAGCAATGGAAAAAATCTTAGCTTGGAAGATAATGCCACGATTAATGATGCTGGTCATGACCATCATGTACATTCGCGTCATAGAGTGGTTTATGGGCCTTCCTCAGGACGTTGTGAGTACACAGGCCACGGCACTAACGGCAACCGTCACAGGCGCACTTACAGGGGCGTTTGCAGTATGGGTAGGACATGAGAAATGATTGGTAAAATCATAGGCAGTCTAACAGGTCTTGCCACATCCATCATAGACGGAAAGACTCAAATCAAACTCACTGAGGCTGAGATAAAAAAGAAGCAGTTAACGGGTGAGATAGATTGGGACTTAGAGGCCATGAGGGCCACTGAGAATTCATGGAAGGACGAATGGATCACCTTGCTTTTCAGTATTCCATTAATATTGGCCTTCTGTGGGGATTGGGGCAATGACATAGTTGCCCGTGGCTTTGCGGCACTTGAGGTTATGCCTCAGTGGTATCAGATTGCCTTAGGTGGGATCGTTAGTGCCAGCATAGGAATGCGTTCTGTGAGTAAGTTCTTTGGAAAAAGATAACGTAATAAACCTGCTTGATTTTGGTTCAATTGAACTAAACGAGATCGACAAGCAGTTTATTGCCTTGGAAAAACAAAAGACCTTAATATCAGAGCAAGCAAAGCTCATTCATGAAAGAAATAAAAAGGAAGAGGATTGAACCGTGGGTTACAAGTTAGGAAAGCGAAGCCTATCAAGGCTAGAAGGTGTCAACGACGATCTGGTAACTGTCGTGAAATACGCTATCGGCGTTACAAAGCAGGACTTCAGTGTGATCTGTGGTCTGAGGACGATAGACGAGCAGAAGGCCTTAGTAGCAAAAGGGGCTTCGCAAACCATGAAGTCAAAACACATTGATGGCAATGCTGTTGACCTAATGGCTTACTGCAATGGTGGTCGATGGGAGCTTAATCTATACGATGAAATTGCTGACGCCATGAAGGAAGGTGCTGCTGCATGTAATGTAAAGCTACGCTGGGGCGCGGCTTGGACTATTGATGATCTTGGTGATTGGGAAGGAAGCGCAGAAAACGCCATGAACTCTTACATAGACATAAGGCGTTCACAGGGACGTAGGCCCTTTATTGATGCTCCACATTTTGAGCTGATGCTGTGATATGCATGTCTTCGCTTTAATGGTTTACCTTGGCTACGGCGAAGGTAGGACTTTGATAAGTGAAGGCATGTATTTTATGAGAATTGATGTGTGCAATAAAGTGGCAAGTGAAATGGTAAAAAGATACAGCTCACATGGCATACACCTAGATGATCGTGTTGTTGCGTACTGTATTGTCGAAGAGCTTCCAATAGACAGCAAAGCTACTATTTACTGAAACGTGTTGACATGATAATGATACGGTTAAACGCACTTTAGGTTCAATTGAACCAAACGGTCCTTAGGGGCAAAGGAGAATAACATGGTTCTTCCACTTCTAGCGGGAATGCTTGGATCAGGCTTGGCGTCAGCGGGTATACTAGGTGCTACTGGCTTCCTAGCTAATCCACTCATTGCTGGCTCTATAGGCGCAGGTTTAGGTCAGTTCGCTCAGACAGGTGATGTCAAAGAGGGCGTAAAGACAGGCTTAGGTTCATACCTTGGTGGTGCTGCATTAGGAAAGGCATTCGGAGGTGCTGGATTTAACGCTGGAAGCATAACACCTAATCAGTTTGGCGCAAACGCATTACCTGGTCTCACGCCAGAACAATTTGCTGGTGGTGCTGGCGTTGATATGCCAGCTAGGTACGCTATGGGAGGTGCGGATTTTGACAAATTAAGCGCAGCTAGACAGGCGGTTACCCAGCAAGCTGATGTTCCCAGAGGTATTTTAGGTGGTCCAAAAGGAATATTTAGTAAAGGCTTTGGAAATGAATTGAAGGGCATAACTGGAAATGGTGTGATGAGCGGGGGATTAGGCCAGTTAAGTTCAGCAGCAGGTGTTGGTCAGTATCTAGGCGGCATGGCTGCAATGCCAGATTACAGTATGGGCGGTGTCGCACCTGAGGAAGAAAAAGAAGGTAGATTTGATGGCAGGGAAATAAGGCCTATACCTCGCATTCAAAATCAAAGGCCAGACAGTTTTAGGCCAGGATATGATGGTGAGTTTGACTACGGAATAAGCGCACCACAGAACGCAGATGACCTTTACAAGTACAATTACAACAACGGTGGCATGTTACGGCGTATGGCTAGTCCCAGAATGATGGGTCAGTCAGCGCGTCTTGCACGGGGCGGTATAGTGTCCTTAGCGGATGGTGGCGTACCTGAGGCAGCAATGATGCCACAAGAGGCCCCTATGGCCCCTACAGCGGCTCCTATGGCCTCTCAGGCGGCTGCAATGCCTAATGAGCAAGAGGTCATTGTAGAGGCTGCTAGGGCCATCAAGGGCATCATACAGGGCGAAGAGGCTCAAGTGGCTTTGGCTATGTTTGTTCAACAGTACGGTGAGCAAAAGCTACGTCAGCTAGTGACTAGTGTAAACTCTGGAGAGTTTGACCAAACCATAGCAAAACTTAGCACTGGAGAAGGCGGCATGGTGCAAGGCCCGACAGATGGGTCAGGCACTGATGACATGATGCCAGCCCGTCTAGACGATCAACAAATTCTACTCACAGACAATGAGTATGTCGTTAAGGCTCCTACTAGTGAAGCTTTGGGAGAAGATGTCTTAGATGTTATCAATGAAGGAAAGCCTGAGACAGTTGAAGCTGTCAAAAAGGCTGCTATGGGCGGCTATGCATGAAAGACGTAATTTTAGATAATCTAGTTTTAACTGCTGTACCTACTTCTGTAGTTGAAGTTATCTGGAATGATGTATCAAGAGTTTTGCGTAGGTCTGTATTAACTGCTGATGGCAGGTTCGACCTGAACGATGTGCGTGACGGTATTAAGAGTGGTCTTTACGGCCTTTGGGTCGTAATGGAAGATGACAGGGTTGTAGCGGCACTAACTACTAGAGTTGTTGTATATCCTCAGTGTAGATCACTGGCTATGGATTGGATCGGAGGTTCTAGAATGCGTGAATGGTTACCTCAGGCTCAAAAGGTTATGACAAAGTTTGCTAAGGAAAATGGCTGTACCCAATTAGAGGGATATGGTCGAAAAGGCTGGGATAGATGGCTTCGTGTATACGGATGGAAGCCACACTATATAGCGTACAAGATGGAGATAGGATAATGGGTAAAGGCGGCGGCGGTCCAGCACCTAATCAACCTCAACAGGTGACTACAACAAGCACGAACACCACTACAAATCTTCCAGATTACGTTCAGCCACAGTTTGAGCGTCTTTTGGCAAGAGCTGAAGCTCAGTCATTGGAGCCTTATACACCTTACACAGGTCAAAGGTTAGCTGAGACTGATCCAGATGTGTTTAAAGCATATGACATGATCGGTCAGGTTGCGGCTGATGGCACCCCTGTCACTGACGCTGCTGTAAAGTCTGCACAAACTTTAGCTGATCCTTACTCTGGGTACAAAGCATACACCGCTGATCAGTTTGAATATGACCCAATGACAGAGTTTACGGGCGATAATGTATCTAAATATATGTCACCGTATATGGACGCTGTTGTTAGTAGGCAGAAGGCTGAGGCATTAAAGGATTTTCAGCAAATGCAAGCTGGAAGGTCTGCAAATGCTATAAGTGCTGGTGCATTTGGTGGCTCTCGTCAGGGTGTCATGGAGGGCATGGCTCAAGATGATGTTCTTGACCGCATGGTGGGCATACAGACTGAAGGACAGCAAAGGGCATATCAAGATGCTCAGAATATGTTCTTGCAGGATCGTGGCGCACAGATGGACTTGCAACGTCAGAAGGCCGCAGAGCTTGCGCGTACACAGGGGATTAGCGCAGGTGAAGCAGCCAGAATACAAGCTGGTGAGGTTGCTGACCTTACAAGGCAACAAGGTGCATTAGACTTTGCGTCAGGTCTTGAAGACAGGTCCAGAGCAGCCGCTATACAAGATGCTCAGTATCTTGAGACAGTTGGTAAAAGTAGACAGGCAGCGGATCAGGCTGGACTTGACTTGGCTTATGATGATTTCCTCAAGCAAAGAGCATTCCCAGAACAACAGTTGGGTCTTTATTCAAGTGTTCTTCGCGGCATACCTGTCACTCCAAGTACAACCGCAACAAGCTTGACACCTTACAACCCAGTACAGCAAGCACTGGGTCTAGGTATATCTGGTCTTGGTCTCTATAAAGGGCTTATGGGATGAACATATTACAAGTACAGGATGACCTGAAGAACTTCTCTCAGCAGCAGCTAATCCAAGAGATGAAGCAGCCGAAAGGTGTAGCTCCTCAATTCCTTGTGCTTGGTGAAATAACGCGCCGTAAGCGTATAAGTGATGACATGAAGACCAGAGGTGCGGCTGATCAAAAGACAGTAGCACAGGAAGTGGTTTCTGCCGCTGGTGTGCCTCAAGGTGGTCTGGCTCAGATGTCTCAAGCTATGGCCCCGAAAAGTTCAATTGAACCAAACATGCAGCCACCAAGTCAGGCACAACCACAGGCACCAATGCCTATGGCTAGTGGTGGCATATTAAGTTTAGCTGCTGGTGGTAAAACTAAAAGAGAGAAAGCCTTCTTCTTAGAGTTTCCAAAGAATAGTCCAATATTTGCTGGTGAACGCCGTTATGTCACTGCCAATACTTTGTCTAAGCTTGAAGCATCAATGCCGTTGTTCTTTAAGCGTATGCGTAGTCGTGGTGAGATTATAGCCAATGAGAACGCACCAGAGGCATTTCAGAAGACCGCAACAAAACTAGCCCCAGCTCAACTAAATGTTGCTATGCGTAGGGGTAAAGAAAACATTGCAAAGGCTGAGGAAGCTGCAAGAATAGCAGAGCTTCAAGCTGAGACAGGTGCCACTGATGATCAAGCTGTTACATCTGCTGGTAGGCCCACTGAATCTCAAGTAATTGATGAAGTGCAATCACTGGACGCTCCTGTAGCAGAACCTTCTGAGTATGACATTCAGCAAGATTCTGACATAGAGGGTGACCTCTTGATGGCAGATGATTATGAAAAGGCTGTATCTGATCGTTTAGCTCAAGATAGCATAAGGCGCAGACAAGAAGCTGAAATAGCCCGTAAGCAATCTTCTATTGACGCTCAGACTGTACCAGATGCAGTTATACCGACAGGCACATCAGGCCCACCTAGTAGTGGCTTTGCATCACCATTACAGCAAGCTCAAAATGAAAAGGCTTTCCAAGAAAAGATTGCATTTGATGCTAGGTCTGATGAGGCTGCTGCTATAAGTGCAGAGCTGAGAGAAAAGCAAGAAGCTGCTGTAAGAAAGGCTAGAGAAAACGCCAGAGCATATGCTGAGGGAAGAACGCCAAAGCAAGAAGAACAACGAGAATTTGACAGACAAAATGCAAGAGACAGTGCCATAACTGCCTTGGGTCAAATTGACAGAAGCAATGAGCCTGTCGGCTTTAGACAGATAATGGAAAACAAAGCCCTTCAACAAGCGGCAATAGCTCAAGCCAATCCCAATATGTTTGGTGACCTTGGCGCACCCAACACAATGCAGGAAGAACTTGCCCGTAAGGCAGCGGAAGATGAAGCCGTTAAAGAGGCGCAAGCAGAAGCCCAGCTACAATCTTATTTAAGAAACATGGAAGCCCCAACAGATATGATTGGCGGCATTCGGGAGTCTGATCTTGTAACAAAGATGAGAACATCCAATGAAATGGCTAATCAAGCCAAAATAGATGAAATTTTAAGTGGTGGCCGTCAAGGCATGGCCTTCAATGCCAACCTTGCCTCACCTGAACTTGATAAAAATGTTGCTAGGGCGATGAGGTTAAAGGCAAAAGAAGATGAGATGAATAGTCTTAGACTTCAAGCCGCAACAAATCAATCTATAGAGGGCGCTGCACCTGTAGGCAATTACAGTCAAATAGTTGATGACCTTGGAGCGGATAGGCAGAAAAGAGAAGCTGCGGAAAGAATTGCACTTAAAGATGCAACGGAAATGTCCATAGACAGTGCTGCACCAATAGGAAACTACGGTCAAGTAGCTGCTGATGCTTTGAGAGCGGATGTAGGTGTTAGAGATGCGGGATTAGGTGGTGCCTTTGCTAAGGGTGATGACGGCACTGAGCAAGGTTTCTTTTTTGATGACCCATCCACTTCAGAGATAATTCAAAGACAACTTGATAAAAATAAAGCTGATGATGAAAGGCAAAAAAGATATGATGACTTGATGATTACAGGCGAGTCATCTGGATATGGAGATGAGGATCAAAAGCTAGCAAATGAACAGGCAAAATTTAGTATTGTTGACCCATACGCAGCAGACAGAGCTGCAATTGCCAGTTCAGACACTATTTTGAATGATGATGTTCAAAATGACAAAGCATATTTAGATAATCGTATTGAAGGGGCGAAAGCTGTATTGGCTGGGGGTGGAAATATATATACCCCTGGGCGCAACCCGCCTTTTCAAAGTTACAATCTACAAACGTATGAAGAATCTCCCAGTGTAACTATGCCTTACTATGAAAAGCCCACTATGCGAGAGACAGGTGAATATGGGCCTATGATTGGTGGCATCCGAGGTCGTGCAAGTACAATAAAGCGAGGAAGGGCAGAAGAAAAAGCACTCATTGATGACCCCCGTATGTTTGGTGATGATGGAGAGCCTAAAAATTATTTGTTTGATGACATACCAGGAAGTTCATATTTCAGTGATGCCTTTAATAAAAGAATAGCTGAAGCTCAAGAAATACAAAAAGGGACACTTGGAAAAAGACTAGGTCCAACAATTGAAGCGTCAGAGGACATGCGTAAAGCGGCATCTAGACCGCTATATAATTACCTTGGAATGAACCTCGACGATGCCCCTTCTAGGCCCTATACATTTGGCGATACAGAAATTAAGCCTGACTTAACTCAGGGAGGTACGGTTAGTACTCAACCAGCAAAAATTGTAGCAGAAGGATTAGTTCCAACAGCTAAGGTAATTGGTGATGTAGCAGCGGCTGGAGCTGGACTTGGACCAAATTATTTTAGTGGTCCTTCAAGCGCAGATGGTTCAGCGGGTGAAGGTACTGAAGTTGAGGCAGTTGAAGCAGGAAATACTGTTCCAGTAGATGAACCTGCTGGAAGCCCACAGCAAGAGATGGATGCATCTGAATCAAGCGTTATTACAGAAATGGACGAACAGGCTGCTTTAGATGCTCAATCTAGCGCAGCATATGAAGCGGAAAGACAGCGTAAAATTGCGGCACAAAGCAAAGGAACGTCTAAAGGTACGGGCGGTACAGGTGGTAGTGCCAGTAGTCAAATCCTTGATCTACTTAAAAGCCAAGAGGCTAACGCAGACAGCGATAAATGGCTGGCTCTGGCTAACGCTGGCATGGCCCTTATGTCATCCAAACAGCCAACACTAGGCGGTGCGCTTGGTGAGGCTGGTCAGGTGGGCATAGCTGGACTTATGAAGAGCCGACAGGCTGCTGACGCTGCGAAGCTCAAGACACTGAAGTTCCAAGCTGGTCTAGAAGCTGCCGCTGCTAAGGCTGGCTTGCCTAAAGATAGGTACAAATCTGATGTTAGCCTATACAACAATACGACTGATAACATCAGAGGACTGTTAACTCAAAAAGGAGCATCAAGCTCTGCTGATTTCTTAAACTCTGTTGAGGGAAGTGGCCCTGATGAAATAAGCAAAGAGGATAAAGCTCAACTTGTTTATCTGATAAAAATGCAGAGAGAAGCTGCAAGAAGGTTGGGATATGATAATCCACCTCCTGTAAAGAAAATTTCATAAATAAGGTGTAAATATGGCTGTAATTAATGCGGTAGGTAAGTACTCACAAACACCTTATCCTGTAGAAATAGCTGGCGAAACTCCAACGCCAGAAGAACAGGGTCGTATAGATGCGTATGTATCTGAGCAAGAGGCCCCATACGCTCAGATTTATCAAGAGTATTTTGGTGCAAGTGAACCAAATGAGACTGTAGATATACCTGAGGGCCTAGACGAATCTACATATCGCACAGCCCTACGTCAGGGTTATCAAAGAATTAAATCCTTAGGCGGTACAGCTATAGAATACGCTGGTAAGGGTCTTGACTCAGATATCATAGAACAGTTTGGCGAAGGCGTTACAGACAAGGCTGAAGGCCGTCTAAGTGAGCTTGACGCTATGGTAGACAGAACAACCCTGTCTGATGTCACTGAAGGTGATGGCAAGGTTGGTCGTTACGTTGGTGAGCTTGCTTCTGAACAGGCACCGCAGTTAGGCCTAAGCCTAGCAGGTACATACGTTGGCGGTAAAACTGGTGCCGCATTAGGTTCATTTTTTGGACCTGTTGGAACTGTCGTGGGTGGCGGCATTGGTGCAGTTGTAGGTACTGGCATCGCTTCTTATCCCCTTCTCTTTGGTGGCAACATTCAAAGACAAGAAGGCCAAGTAGAAAAAGGTGAGCTTGCAAGAGTGAACGCTGCTACAGCAATGAGAAACGCTGTTGGACAAACTGCACTTGAGGTTGTTGCAAACAAAATACTTTTACTAAAAGCATTTAAGGGCGGCACTGGTGGTCTTTTTACTAGGACAGCTAAAGGCGTAACTCAAGGCGCGGCTGCTGAAGGCCTTACTGAAATTGGTCAACAGATGCTTGAGCGTCAACAAGCTGGCCTTTCCATAGACAGTGACGATGCTATAGCGGAGTACATTGAGGCTGGTGTGGCTGGCGGTATACTTGGTGGTGGCATAAGTGGTGTTGGTTCTGCTGTTGGCGGTGACAAAGCAAAACAAAAAGCAAACGCAGAGCTAGAAGCAGACATAGAGGCCCTTGAGGCAGAGAACACCATTAAGCGTGATCGTGGCATAGCTGCTGCCCAGAGGTCACCAAAGGTCACCAGAGAGGGAGAAGCCACCACAGAGGGCCTGTACGGCGATCCTGTGGCTGATCCTGACGTAGTGGTCACACCACCCCCAGAAGAACAAGCTGCTTTAGGCGCTCAAGCTGAAGTGGATACACTGGCAGAAGCTGCTAAAGTAGCTAAAGCGAGAGAGCTTAAATTAAGATTAAATAAAAATGGCAGTATGCCTAATGATGTTAGGGCAGAGGCGTTAGAGGCTGGAATTGGTGTCAAGGGTGATAGACGCTCTGTTATTGTAGACAATATAAAAGCTTTGGCTGACAAGGGCAAAAAAGCTCCCAAGGCTCCAAGCAAAGAACTAAGAAAAAAACAAGAAAATAAAAATCTTAGCAAGGCAACTCAAAAGATAGGTGGATACAATAAAGCTGCGTTTGATGCAGCTCATGACACTATGAAACAAACGGGATTCTTTAATGCCACCGCTGTCAGGGATTCATTAAGAAGGCTTGGAATAAAGCCAGACGCCAATATAACTACAGTAACAAATAAAAGAAAAAAAGAATCTGTCACTACAACTCCCTATAAAGAACTCATAGCGGAGATGAAGAGAAGAGATATTCTAACCAAAGAAGATAAGCCAACATATATAAATCCAGACAAGCCAGACGCCATAGATCAAGGGTATCAAGCTCAAGCTGATTTAGCCTTAAAAGAAATGGAGCGGGACAAGCTTAGGGCTGAGTCTGATGCGATATTCAAGGCTGTGCAAGAGACAGAGGCCAGAGAGAGAGATCAGCAAAGGGCAAATAAAGAACGAGCTGAAACAGGCCAAGCCAATGTAGACCCAAGTCAGTTTGGTTCATTTGCACCAAAACAAACTAACGTGTTTAACCGACTGCGTGAGATGCTCACCAAGATGGGCATGGGTGACGTTAAGCTTGAGGCTGAAACAGGCTTTATAGACGGCATGGCAGAGGGTAGTTTTGCTGGCACAACGAAGACAATAGCTTTGGCTGTCGGGGTTTATGACCCCAACATGAACGAAGACCAATTGTTTGAGGCCGTTGCTGAGGTGATGAACCATGAGACAATTCATGCCCTCAGGTCTTTAGGCGTCATCACTGCAAAGGAACTAAAGGTTCTAGCCAAGGCGGCAGCTAATACAAAGTACGCACACAAAGACGGCACCAAGCGTGAGTATACATATCTGGACAGAGCCAAGAGATTGTATGGCAACCTCAGTCAAACCAAGGAACAGGACGGCACACCATCACAAGTAGATGAAGAAGCCATTGCTGAGATGTTCAGAGACTACGCCGCTGGCAGGTTGAAGATAGGTGGTTCACCTCGCAACATCTTTGGCAAGATCAAACGCTTCCTTATGAAGCTCATGAGAAAGGCCAATAAGGCTGGATACTCTAGACCACAGGACATCTTTGATGCTATAATTAGCGGTGAAGTGGGTAGTCGTAAGACTGAGCGTCAGCTTGGTGGAGAATCAGGTCCAACTACAGCA